CGAAAGCCCGACCCAGATTTATGCCAAGCTAGAGAACGGCCGCAACTACCACGGATGGCGTCGCCAACGCGAGGCTCGGCGCGCGATGCAAGAGGCCATCGACGCGGCCAAGCTCGCCGACGAGACCGAGCGCGCCGCCTTCACCGCTACACTACGCGAGCAGGCTGCCGCCCTATCGGCCGACAGTGTGATGCAGGTAGACCCGGACAGTCCCCTCGCCGCAGGCTTAGGCAAGACGGCGGCCCAGCCGCAATGAGGAGCAAGATGGAACGCGAACGAGGGCAATCCCTTCCTATCGCTGCCGCCATCCTGGTCGGCCTGCTCGCTTTTGCGGCCCTGGTGCTGGACGGTGCGAACTACATGGCGCACTGGCAAGACGCGCAGGTCTCGCTCGACGCGGCATGCGCAGCAGCCGGTGACGGCTATGGCTATGCCGGCTTCGTCGCCAGTCTCGAAAGCAACGGCGTGCCGCACGAATACTTCGAACCCTATCAAACCGGCTCGGACGGGCTGGTCATTGCCGGAATGCAGTACGGGGCGAACCAGACGATCTTCGCCGGCCTGTCGGGCCCGCATAAGTTCTACCTGGCTCAATTCATGGGCTTCCGCTCAATGACAATCGGCGTCCGCACGCGATGCCTCCAGCACAGCGTCGGACTCTCGCCCATCGCAGTCCAGGAGCCGTGGTTCCTGCGCGGTCACGACGAATTTCCCGACGAAGCGTTTGCCGTGCTTGGCGACGGCGCTGAGGCCGTGACTTACACCGGTAATGACTTCGCCGGCGTCGTCATCGTCAATGTCTGGTGCCAGGATGCTCAGGGCGCGCCGGATACCAATTGCTCGGAGCCGCTGTTCTTCTCTCCGCTTACTGACAGCCCGACGGCCAACGACCTGAAGGATGTCGTCGCAGGCACGATCCTGGGAACGGTCGGTATGCCCTTCGCGCCGATCGGCACCCATCTGCCGCAAATCTCCGGCGTGTCAAATTCTTTCCTCGTCGGGAACATGGACGACCGCTACGACGTGGGCGACCGTATCGTCGTCATCGTCTATCCAGGCGAGCTTTACAAGCCCGATCCTGGATACGGCAACTGGGATAACGTCGAGGTCGCTTATTACGCGGTCGCCGAGATCACCCAGTTCGACAGCAATACGATGTGGGTGAAGTTCGTCGGCGGCCCTTACGACAGCCCCATCGACATCGAGGGCTTCCGCAGCCGCGTCGTACCGTGGGACTGGGGCGGCCCGCTATGAACCAGACTGGCCACACCTATCTGACCGGTTGGTTCCTCGGCGCGCTCTCGGGTGCGCTGGTCATGCAGAGCTTCGATCTGTGGGGCGCTCTTCCGGCCATTGCGATCTTCGCCCTTCTGATCGCGGGGGCGGTGCGGGGAGCCTACCGGTGGAGCAAGAAGCGGCAATGACAATCTACGCTGAGTGCGAGAAGCTCGCTGCCGCGGTCGACCAGAGCCAGCCGGCCGGAGAATTCTTGGACTGGTTGAAAACCGAGAAGGGCATCACGCTCGTCACCTACGAACACTGGACCGAACAGGACATCTGCATCTATGCCGGCTGCGAAGAAGGCTTCATGTACGGCCACAAGCAACGGCCGTGCTCGCACTGCAACGGCACAGGCAAGCAGACCTACAGTCGCGAAGGGTGGGTGCCCTTCGCTCACAATCTCGAAGCCTTGCTCGCTGAATGGCTCGGGATCGATCTGAAGAAAGTCGAAGAGGAGAGACGCGCTATGCTGAGAGACATTCGAGAAAGGCAGCGCATCTGATGTGGGTCCTGGTCCTGGTCTGGATGGGGTCGATGATATTCCCAGGCTTTCTCATAACGACGCGCTGGTATGAGTGGCGTATCCGAAGGGGATATGCCACAGACGCGTTTTACGACGCGTTCTTTGCCATTGGTCTTCCCCTGAATGTGGTCTGGCCTCTCGTTCCACTTGTGGCCGCCATTGAATACGTGGCCCGCGAGAACATGGACAAGCTAAATAGGTTGAGCGATGGCCTCGTAAGGACAGTAGACAGGTTGTTTCCGCGGGAGGGTATCCGATGAACCTAATCCATTGGGCTTTAGTCGCCACCATGCTGTCGGAGCCCAGCGAAGCTCCAGCCAAGGCATCCAAGCGGCCAGCGGAAGCCGATCCCAAGCAGAAGGGCCAGTCGCTGGTTGAGTTCGCGCTGGTCATCGTCTTCTACATGCTCATCATCACCGGCATCGTCGACATCGCCCCGCTGCTCGGCAATCTGTACGTGGCTCAGCAGATGGCACACCGGGGAGCACGGGCGGCCTCGATCTATCTGGCGGATGGCACGCACTCGTGCTACCAGGATGCGGTCAACGCGATTGGAAATCCGATCCTGATGTCGGCGACCTGGACATCCGACATTTCCGCCAACTGCGACAGCAACGTCCTCGACACGCATGCGCCGGGCGAGACCGTGAGCGTCCGCATCGTGGTGGATTACACACCGCTATTCTGGGGCGGCTTTGGTTGGCCGCCCAGAGACTCGGCCTCGGTCTGGTCATTCCGAGTCGAGGCATTCGACCAGTCACGATGAAGGAGGTAGGGATCGAAGAGAAGCAACGCCAATGACGCACGACGGTACCGGGGTTATCTATCTTGCCTTGAAGGAGGCAGAATGACAATGCGCAACAAGACCTTTGGAATGGTGGCGCTCATCGTGATCGCAGCGCTCTTGGCCTTCGGCATGATCGGCTCGGCCTTCGCCGCGCCGGCCCCCGTCGCAGACCCCAAGGTGGTCGTCTGCAAGTATGTCGGTGGCACGGATGAGGTTCTCCAAACGGGACAGAATCCCATCGAAGTCGCGGCCAGTTCGCTGACTAACCCTTCGGTGGGATGGGATGGCTCGACCTTCCCGTTCTACTGGACCGATGAACAGGGGTTGTCGGTCGCCATCGGCTTCGAGGGGCAAGGGCTGGACATCACCGACTGCCCTGGCTATGAGCCCCCGCCTTCGGACACGCCTGTCCCAACGGCGACCGACACGGCTACCGCAACCGCGACGCTGGAACCCGATGTGACGCCTTCGGACACGCCGACGGCAACGGCCACGAGCGAGCAGCCGCAGCCGACGTCGACGCCTGAGCCGCCGGAGCATCCGCCGACCGGGCCAGGTGACTTCCTGCCCCTGGCCGTGCCCATCACCGCCGTCCTCGGCAGCCTCGGTGCCTTCGCACTGGCGCTGCGGAAGCGGAACTGAGGAACTGATCCAGTGCAGCACGAGTGGCTGATAACCCTTCTGCTGCTCATCGGCTCCGTCCTCTTGGCCGGCGGCCTCGTCTTCTATCTCTTCGATCTGTTTCGGAGAGGTGGAGGCGAGGCCGCCCCGCCTTTGCTTTTGGCTGGCGGTATCACCCTCATGGCCGGCGTCGGCTTCTACATCTGGGACGTCTATGGACCCAAGCCTCCACCGCCACCGCCACCGCCGCCGCCATCACCGACCGCTGCCAGACTCGCAACACTCACGCCGAGCCCGACGCCTTTCATGCCAGTGGAGTTGACCATGATGCCTATGCCCACGCCGACGGTTGATCCGCACGCTGCCTGGCGCTTTGGAAATATCGACTTCGCCAGCGGCGACCGCCTCGAATCCATCGTCATCGTCTTCGAGGGCATCGTCACCATGCCAGGCTTTGATTCCTATCCTTGGACTCCATCCGCCTTCGATAGCGGCGTGTTTGATGTAGGGCAGGGCACCGGCCTGGCCTGGAATGACGAGGCCGGCCGTGTCGGCCTCTGGATTCACTCCGGCTACGGACAGACGGCCGATCTGCTCCAGCGCTATATCGAGCGAGACGAGCACGGGTTCCTCCGGACATACACCGATGCCGAAGCGCGCCTTGAGGGCATGAGAGGTACGGCAGTCACAATCATCCAGAATGGCAATGTCACGCGGGGCGTCATCGCAGACGCGGCACGTGTCGCACCGTTGTCGGTGCCGGCGCTCAACACCCATGTTGTGGACCTGGTGGCCTACGAGAATGAACGCAATGCGCTGTTGCGGATCGCGACGAAGACCAATGTTCTGATGCTGTTCTTCTGTGGGGAGCGTCTCGGCGGCGAAGAGCGCAACAAGGCCGAGCCGCACTTCCGCCAGTCCCGCTACATCATCGCTATCGTGGAGGCCCCCGAATGAAAATGACATGGCTGTTTCTGATCGCGCTGGCGCTGGCTGCCTGCGGCCCAGCGATCGAGACACCGGTTGCCGTCACCGCGACGAGACGAGTCGTCACGGCTACGCCGCGACCAACGGATCGCCCCAGCGCCACGGCCGTAGTGCCCGAGACTGCGGCATGCGCTACCGGACGCCGCGAGACAGCGCAGGTCCTGGACGTGGTAGATGGCGATACGATTGAGGTGCTCATCGGAGGGGATGTTTTCTCCGTGCGGTACATCGGCATCGACACGCCGGAGACCGGTATGCCGCTGGCGGATGAGGCCACTACCTGGAATGCGAGCCTCGTCGACCACCAGATCGTCACCCTTATCAGCGACGTGAGCGACGTAGATCGCTACGGCAGGCTGCTGCGCTACGTCGTCGCCGATGGAATCTTCGTCAATTTCGATCTTGTGCTGGAAGGACTCGCCAGCGCCGAGGACTATCCACCCGATTCGGCATGCGCCGAATCTCTTGCGAACGGCCAGACAACGGCGACGTTGCTCGGCTTCGGTATGTGGGAAGTCGCTCCAACACCGATGCCAACTCGCCGGCCTACGTTGCCTCCGCCACCGTTGGTCTTCCCGACTTCGCCGCCGGCGCAATCTAACTGCCATCCGTCCTATCCAACCGTGTGCATCCCGCCGCCGCCGCCCGATCTGGACTGCGGCGACATTCCGTATCGTCGATTCTCTGTGACGGGCTCCGACCCGCACGGCTTCGACGGAGACGACGACGGCATAGGCTGCGAAAGCGGCTAGAGAGGAAAGAACGACATGATGAGCCGACGGCAAAAACTTCTTCTGGTCGCGCTGCTCTCTGTAGCCGTGCTGGCGATCCCACTCGGAGGCTACGTCGCGTTCGGCTTCGACGGCTTCGCCGCGGGCTTAGGCGCGGTTGCACTTGCCTTCATCGCGCTCCTGGTCGGCAATACGGCCTTCGGAGGACGGCGATGACTTTCCTCCAGCGGATCGGCCTCGTCTTGATCCTGGCGAGCATGACAGCCTTCGTGCTCGGCCGCGCTCCATGGGAATTCGGATTCATCCTCGTCGTGATCGGATCGGCATTGTTTATCTGGCCGCCGCCGTCCGACTGGAGGAAGCCATGACGCTCACCTGGGCGCTGGTCGCTATCTTCCTGCTCCATCCCTTGCCGTTCGTCTCAATGCAGGGCCACGATGAATGGCGAGAGTTCGACTGCGGACCCACAGCGGCCGCCGCCATCATCGAGGCTTACACAGGCGAGGCCACGCATGCCTACGAGTATTACGAAGAGTTCGGCGTGGCCGACAACCCGCAGCGGCCAGGCTACGTCGCGCAATGGCTCATCCGCCGGGGAGTCCCGATGACCTTTGCCGCCGACGCTGGCGCTCTTGAGACAGAGAAACTCATCGCTCTACTCACTGATCGGCCTGTGATTGTCGGCATGCCGGGGCACTGGGAGACGGCCATCGGCTATGCGGATGGATACTTCATCCTGTTCGATCCATGGGAGAAGACGCAGACCGCCCGGTTCGTCTCGGATGCGGAAATGGCGGCCACTTGGCACGGCGTCGCGATCTGGCCGCAGGAAGCGTTGTGGGAGACGCCATGACAACCCAACGGAAAGGAGGATACCATCGCATGCGTAATGAACGTGGGCAAGGACTCGTGGAATACGCTCTGATCTTGGTCTTGGTCGCCGTCATCGTGATCGCCATACTCGCAATGCTGGGGCCGGCCATCGGCAACGTCTTCAGCAAGATCGTCGCCGCCATCTGATTGCGGCCATCCTGATTTGGGGAGGCCCGCGCGAGCGGGCCTCCCGAGGAAGAGGACAATGAGAGCAGGACGCATCTTGATGATTTCTTTGGTCGCGGTGACACTCGTGACCTTGGTGCTTTGGGCAACGGACCGCACTCGCGGTCCTCTGGCCGACGTCATCGACAGTGCCGCGACACAGGTCTACGCGGCGGAGGGCACGGATCATATCGTCTGGTACGAAACGACGGGCGACGCCTACTTCTATGGCGTCGAGCTTGACGGGGATTTGCCGTTCGATGAAGCTGTCGATTGCCTGGTCGTGATCTCCGCCCCTTCCTTCGGCGACGTTTCGCAGGCCGTGGCTGTAAGCTGCAGTGAATGACAATCGTGTCACGCGTGACATGATCTTTTTCGTCGTCTTGGCGTTCCTATTCACCGCGGCGATCCTATTCTTGATCGGCGGTCATCCACTCGCCGCCTTCGTGCTCTACGACGTCGCCTTCGTCGTAGGCATCGCGCTCGCCTAAAGGATCGTCCCAGCGCGAGGGCGACAGGAGTGCCCCAAAAGACTATCGGGCATGGTGGTCTCCTCCAGGTGCTCCTGTCTCCCTCGGGCTGGGCCGCCCCCCTCGGCTTGGCCTACGGCCCCCGGACCCCCACGCCGGGGGCCGTTCCGTTATCGCACGGCTGTTCTAGTTTTGGCTCTTGACAGGGGTACCGATAGCGGTATACTTAGAGCGGAGGAGACAGCATGAACCAGAAGCCCGGAAGCCCTGTGAGCGAGAGCCGGCGCTATTTCTTTCAGTGCTACGCCTGCAAGGCCAAGTTCGCCTGTGACATCTCTCGCCTCGATCCTGATGGCCATTTGATCCCAGATCGGATCGTCATTGATCGTGCCGCCTACGCCGGCCGGAAGATTGCCTGCCCGAACGGGCATCTGCCCGGCGAGCCAACACCGCAAGGCTTCCGCTACTCTGCCCATAAATGGCTCGGCTATGTCTCCCCTCCGTCGGCACGCGAAATGGCAATCCGGCAGCAACTCGTGATTGAGCGCATCGCCGCTCCTTGCGACGGACGCTGCACCAATGCCTCCGGGCCAGACTGTGATTGTGTCTGTGGCGGCGAGAATCACGGCTCGCGGCGGCTCGTCGTTATCCGCTCTGACGGCGGCTCCATCCGGCAAAGCACCACTCCAGTCGTAGCGGAGGAGCCATGAGCCAGCGAGACCGAAATTCCCTGTTAGCCCTTCGCCGAGCCGTGCAGACACTCGACCAGGACCTGCGTGAGAATTCGGCCCGCTGCCCGATCTGCGACAAGCCGACGGGCGGTTTCGTTCCTGTCGGAGAGACCAAGCGGACTGTGGGCATCTGCGCCGGCCACCCTAGCGATCCCCACGCCGACCGCGCGGGCTTGGTGCTGTGACCGAAGCACCCGCCTCCATCCATGTCTTCGAACAGGCCGGGCTGGGCAAGGCTCCCTTCCGGTTCATCGGACACTGGGAGATGCCCAGCCGCGGCTTGCAAGAAGCCAACCCCACGGCGTACAACCTGGCGATGTCCGAACACCCCCGCACGACCAATGGCCTCGGTGTCGGCTCCTGCCATTTCTGCGGCACGCCGATCTCGACGCACTGCCTGATCCAGAGCGCTGACGGCCAGACCTTCTTTGTCGGCTCCGACTGCGTCGAGAAGACCGGTGACGCTGGCCTAAAGGCCGGCATCCGACGCATGGCACGGGAGCGCAACCGAACGCGGAATGAAACTCGCCGGCGAGAACTGACGCCCGTGCTCGAAGCTCTCGTGAATGACAACGAGATGACACTGGCCGGGATGCCCCACCCCAACAGCCACTTCGCCCGGCAGGGCAAGACCTGGAAGGACTATGCTGACTGGATGATGAAGAACCGGACTTATAGCCTGAACGGGACTCAGGTCGCGATCCGAACCATCCGAGCCCAACTCGGTCTCTCTGGAGGAGACAAGCATGAGACAGTATGACCTTCCGAGATACCGTGTGTTCAAAGGCGACGTCCAAGAGGCCGAAGTGTTCCTGAACGAGCAAGCGGCGCTCGGCTACGTCGTCCGGGTCTTCACGACGGCCTTCGATCTAGCAGAGCTTAGCCAGAGAATTTTCGTCCTGCTGGAGTTGGAGAAGCCATGACTAGGTCCCATTACGTCGAGCACGCTCGCAAGTCGCCCGGCCCGTGCGGCCGCTGCAGCATCCTAATCCGGAAGGGCGATCCCTACTACTGGTGGAAGTTCCGCCACAGCGGGAAGATGGTCCGCTGCATCGACCACCGACCCCGCCAGAGCGATCTCACATCGAGCGACAAGCTATCTACGCTCTATGGCGCGCAGGAAGGGCTCGAAGACAGCATCTCAGCCGCCCGGAAGAAGTTGGGGTGGGCGCAAGTCGCCCGCTATGAGTTGGCCGAGCTTGCCTACACGGAGGCGTTCAAGAGCGTCCTGGAACTGAAGACGGACGCCGACTCCTGCAAGGATGAGGCGCAGGCCGTCGCCGACGAATACAACGAATCGGCCGACAACATCGAACAGACCTTCTCTTCCTCGCCCACGGCCGACCTGTGCCGCGAGAACGCCGAGCAGATCGAGGAATGGACCAGCGGCTTCGACCAAGTCGAGACCGAGATCGACGATGCCTTTGATAGTTTACAGACAAAGGTGTTTGAAAGAATTTTGCAGCAGCTTATCTACGAAGGCGCTAGTTGGTTCGCAGCCATGTCGCATGACGATAAAGAGAAGGGCGACGATGAATTTGCCGCGGCCATGGCCGTTGGCGTGATGTTCCTGCCGCTCGAGGAGATCGACGACTATCTCCAAGTCGTGGAGGACGCTATCGACTCCGTCGAAAGCCACTGCGGCGAGTTGCCTTTGTAGACTGTCATGGACGAGATCGGACCGCCTCCTCCCGTTGACACTATCGCCGATAGCGGTATAATGGAAGTACCAGCCGATAGCGGCATGGTACCTGGCGAGGCCACGGAGGATTCCCCTATGCGCCGTCTCAGTCTAACCGGCACCCGCATGATCGGCGTGCCGGAGGCGGCGGTCCGAATGAGGGTAACGGATCGGCGCGTGCGTTTCCTGCTCGAAGTCAAGAGGCTGCCTGGCACCCGGCTCGGCCGACAATGGGTGATCCGCGAAGAGGACCTGGCAGCCTACCTAGCGAAGAAAGCCAAACACAAGCTCACGCCAGGCGAACGTCGTTCTCGTCTCGGCCGCTAACGGAGTAGTGCCCGATCCTATCCGGCTCCGCTACACAGAGGGCAATGAAAATCCCTGGTGGCTGAGTCGGGGGCGCGAGACATTCTTCCCCGACGACTTCGTGCCCAACTGGAAGCATCTGCGCTGGGCGACGAAAGCTGATGCGATCGAGTGGTGCATGACCACGTTCAGGGTTCAGCCGGAGGAACCAGCCGAGCCTGAACCATCACAGCCGCCGCCGACTGTGATTCGAGGCCAACTCGATCTCTTCGAAGGAGACTGAACTTGGGCCATAAACTCTCCCCGTCCCAGGCCGACGCGCTCTTTGTCATCGGCCGTATGATACGAGCACTAGCCCTCCTGCCCGAGAAGACAGACTTCGAAGACGACGGCATCGCCGTGCCGTATTATGAGGCCCGCGCGACGCTGCGGAGAGCGCTCGAACGTGCCGAACAGCGGCAGGCAGCACTCAACCGGCAGCCGCTCATATCCTCTTGACACGGTTCCGATAGCGGTATACAATTGGTATCGCGGCTGGCAGGTTCGATGCCTGCTGGCCGCCTCGGAGCCGCCGGGGGATTAGTACCTTACCAACCGCAATCCGGACGGACAAGGCTGTAGCCCGTGACAGCCGCCCACCGTAGTGCCGCAAGGCCTCCTCGGTGAATTCCCTGCGTGGAAAACAGGCGGTGGTGAAACCGGGATGGGGAGCGTGTGGTCCGGGGGGCTGAGCCGTTCGAGACTGGGCTAGACGAGCGCCGATCTCTCGCGAGGCGGTCGGCAGCGTGCGGCCACATCGATTCGACGGCGGCTCGGTCCCTGCGGTTGGCAGGAGGGAATGGAAATTGGTCTCGCCCATCATCGCCCTCGTTTGTTTCCTGTGCCTGGCTCCTGTGCTGCTGGTGAGGCTAATCGCCGGCATCTTGACTACGGCCCGAGAAACCTCCGACAGAGAAGTTCCTGAATGACTCGCGTCTTTATGATCGACACGCCGAGTGGACCGCACGCGCAATTCGGATGCGCGGCTGTCTCGATTGGAGAAGCTATGCCGAACAAGTCTGTTCAGAGGCCGAAGCGTCGCGGGTGCTTGAGTCGGTATAAGGGCGTCACCCCGGACCGCGGAGTCTGGCGGGCCCAGATCAGGGTCGCCGGAGAGAACGAATTCCTCGGGCATTTCGACGACGAACGCGAGGCCGCGCGCGCATTCGACCAGCGATCTCGCCAGGTCTACGGCCGATTCGCTGTCACCAATCGCAAGCTCGGACTGCTGCGCTGATGGCGGCCGTTCCTCCCGGATACTACGGTCCCACCTGCGAGCATTGCGGCTCAATGCACGCGCACTACTACGAGATCGCCGGCGTCTTCACCTTCCTCTGCCCGCCGTGCCGCACTGATCTCCAGGGATATTTGCTCGACGACGTCGGCTTCCACGACTGGTGGGTAGCGAAGGCTAGGATGAACCAGACGCTGGCCGATCCGCTGATGATGGGCTCCGTCGCGGACACGATGGCGGAAGCCGAAGGGACGGTCTTCCGGAAATGCGTCGCCTGGATACGCAGCCCTAAGCCGGGCTCGCCGCTCGACCCATTGCGGCTCGTAATGCCGCCAGTGAATGACAATCCTTGAGCCCCCAGCCTAAGGGGCGTAAACCGAGGCCAGGCGGTCCGAACACTCGCCGGATCGCGCTTCATCTCAACGGCGAGGAGGAGGCCATGCTGAGCTTCCTGTGCGAGGCCGAGGGCCAGCAGATGATGGTAGTCATCCGCGGCTTGATCCGCCGAGAGTTCATCCGGCGCAACGGAGAAGCATGAAGAATATCACCGTCGACTATGGCTTCGACCAACTGACAGTAATCGTGGTCAAGGTTCCAGAGTTGGACTACCAACGAGCCATCGCGAGCCTAGCAAGCGAAGCAGTCAAGGAAACGGACGTTTCTTCCTGGGGCAGAAGCGTAATCATACACGAAGTGCGTGACGGCGTCGGGGGACGAACAGGCTGGGCCGAAGTGACATTCACCAATCGAACACCGATCTCGCGGCAGCCGGCTGACCCGCCGGCATGATCGTTTCAATGCTGCTTCTCGGCGATCATTTCTGGGGCAGGCACATCAGCCAAGCGGCCGGAGGTGAGCACTACTTCCGCCGGCGCGGCAACGAGTGGGAGGCTATCGGTTGCTTGGTCACAATGCCGGCGGATTTCTTCCTACAGGAGGTGCCGTACCTCTCTGTGTCGTTCGAGACAAACCGGACGGCCGCCGTACTGTGCAGCGAATGCAGCGCGGAAGCCAAGAGGCTCGGCATCGAAAATCTATCGCCGGTGGTGGGCCTGTGATCGCCTTCGTGAACAAGGGCCTGCTGATCGGGGGGGTTTTCGGATGGGTTTATCTCTGGCTCAGCCGAGACTGGTACTGGAAACCAAGGGGGGGGCCACAAGGCCGCTTATTTGGGTTTCCTCTCTGCCGATTGGTCATAAGACGGGAGGAAGTATCATGTCAAAGTTGACGACGGCCGCCTACGAGGCCGGGGCATTTAGGAACAGTCCCCCGCTGCAAGAAACGGCCGATTGCGAGACGCTATACATGGAGACTCGTTGGTTGCCGGGCCATCTCAACGCCAGTAGGGTCTCAATCGGGGCGACGGAGAATAACGCGCGCGGAGAATATCCTGTTGTGTCTCTGCAAATTGTCACCTTTGACAAGGATTGGCATTGCGACGTTGGTGGCGTGTGGCTTGTGCCCGATGAAGTAGAAGATGTGATTCGTGGGCTACAAGAGGCCAGGGAAAGAATACTCGCAATGCGGCGCGCGATAGACGACGCCGAAACAGCAAAGAAATAGGCAATGGACGAGTTTTCTGCTGATTGGTCGCACTGGTGAGCATCCGCGTTTGGATTCGTCTTGACGTGCGTGAACCCAACGACCGTGACGCGCTGGCCCGTATCCCTAAGCTCCTGCAGACCCTTGCCGATGGAATGAAAATCGCGGGAGGAGGATTAGATGGAGCCAAGGAATTCGGGGCAGACGGCGCGCTCCAGGGAAACTTTTCGCCGGACGTCGAGAACCGTCTGATGGCTGCTCTCGGTCTTAGTCTGGTCTACGGCGAGCCGGGCGAAGCAGAACCGACCGCTGGCATCGTCTCGCATATCAGTCACATCAGAGAGGACGAGTTCATGTCGGACATGGGAACCGGGAGACCAGGAAGCTCAACCTGACAGGTCCCGAAGTCCCTTGGCCTCTGGCTAGTTCTGGATAATAATGGTCAGAGGCCTTATTGAAAATAGCTCTGGTCTTCCCCCCCTCAACCTTCCTCACTGATCCCATGGTCTGGCCACCGCTCGGGCTGTGGTACATCGCCGCGCAGCTTGAGGCTCAGGGCCACGAGGTCGACTTCCGCGATCTCTCACTCCCCGGAACAACGCTGCCAGCGGACGGGGAGTTCGACCAGATGTGGCTGTCGGCCACCTCGCCCCAGATGTTCGAGGTGCGCAGGATCAGCCGGGAGACACTGGGATGGACCAAGACAGCCACCGTCTTCGGTGGTGCTGCGCCGTGGGCTAATCCAGTCACGGCACTCGGCGTGGGCATTGATACCGAGAATGGGAAGGGGCCTCCCGGCCGGCCGTTCGATCTCGTCGTCTCGGGCGAGGGCGACCATCCTGAGACCGTTGCCCGGACGGTCAAGCTGGCGCAGGAACGTCCGAAAGAACGTCTCTTCATGGCACCGCAGCGGTTTGATCTCGACCCCTGGGTGTTGCCGCCTCTCCGCCGCTGGAACCTCGACTACCACTCCTACATGACCGACCACGATGGCGTCAAGCACCGCATGGCGAGCCTGTTCACAACCCGTGGCTGCCCTATGGCTTGCGCCTTCTGTGAAAGCGGCCGCAACGGCGTGATCTGGAACGACCGGGTCCGCTACGAGAGCGTCGACAAGGTTGAGCAGCAGATCAGACAGATCGTCGAGATGGGCTTCACGGGCTTGGCCTACTACGATGATATTATGCCCCTCAACCGGGCCCGCACCCTAGCTCTGCTCGACCTCCACCGAAAATATGGTGGTCTCGTCTATCGCTGCTTCCTCCGTTCGGACATCATCTCGAAGTACGGCGGCAAGGAATACCTGGCCAAGTTACGCGACGGCGGCCTGATCGAATGCTTTGTCGGTGTCGAGAGTGCCGACAATCGCATCAAAGCCAACATCCACAAGGGGACGACGATCGAGCAGGACGAGGATGTGCTACGCTGGTGCAAAGAGCTTGGGATCACGTTGAAAATGTCGTTCATCCTGGGGCTTCCTGGCGAGACACGGGAGAGCATGGAGCGTACCCGAGACTGGATTCTGAAACATCGTCCGCAGCGGGCTGGCTTCGACCGCCTGATCCCGTTTCCTGGCACGCCCATGGTCGATCACATGGAGAGCTACGATCTGAAACTCGAACAGGAAGTGCCAGAGGAGTTCTTCTTCCGAGGCGATCCCTCGCTGCCGCACAACGCATTTGTCAGCACATCTGCTCTCAGCCGAGAAGAGATCGACGCGTTCTGGGTCGAAACTGACGCGCTGCTACGGGCCGAGGGCATTTTGCCTTGACTGTGACATCCCTTTTCAACTTCCTCGATTTCGAGACGATCTCGAATTGCAATAGAACTTGCCCTACTTGCATCAGAAACAGCCATCCTGATCGAGAGGCAGTCGCCCCCTGGTTTGAGGACCATCTGCTTCCTGAGCCAGTCATCTACGAGGCGCTGGAGCAGGCAATCGGGATGGGCTTTTCTGGCGGCGTATGCTTGAGCCACTACAACGAGCCGCTGATGGACGAGCGGCTACCGGCCATCGCCCGGCGTGTCCGAGCCTACAGCCGGTTCTCCCGCATCTTCCTGAACACGAACGGTGACTTCCTCACGGCGGACATGGCGGCCGAGCTTGACGGTGTTCTGGACCGGATCATTGTTGCGCTCTACATGGACGATCCAATCAAGACCCAGCGGGCGGTCTGGATACAGACGCTGTTCCGCAAGACGGAACTCCATCTCGTCACGGACCCCGTACATATCGCCACGCATTTCAGCCCGAAGTACGACGTCGTCGGGCTGGCGGCTAGGCACGCCGGGCTCCGCTGCATCGAGCCGGCGATGCGAGTGATAATCAACCATCGCCGGCAGTATCTGCTATGCTGCGAGGACGTGATCGGCAACTTCGATCTGGGGCTGTTCCCCGACGTGAGTCTGATGGATTTCTGGTTCGGTCGGCATGCGGAGATTCAAGACCTGTTGGCCCAGGCAGGGGGTCGAGCCTGGCACCCCTATTGCCTGAGTTGCCCGCGGGCGTGAAAATCGTCGCCGTCGTCCGAACGCTCAACGAGAGCCACCGAATCGCTTCTTTCCTCCACGGTTACGGAGCTATCGCCGACAAGATTCTCGTCGCAGACGGTGGCTCGACGGACAGCACGCTCGACATCATCTCCGACTATCCGAAGGCTGAGGTACGCCAGTATCCGGGCCGATTGGAAATGGCTGGCGGTCACTGGCGCAACAACGACAGCGATCATGCCAACTTCCTCTTCTCCTGGGCTTACGAGCTTGCGCCGGATTGGATCATCTACGACGACTGCGACTGCCGCCCAAACTACCTTCTCAAGCGCAATGCCCGCGCACTGCTCGAAGACACAGAGAGCGATTTCGTCATGGCGGTGCGGCTATATCTCTGGGGGCTGACGCGGCATTTCCCCCACATGGCTAAGCCAGCGGCCGGCCACGATCGTTGGGAGGCCAGCCTGTGGGCCTGGCGGGGCTCCGTCGACTTCTGGACGGTCAACGTGCCGCCAGCTTACACTTTCCGCATTGGGGATAGGGCAGTCGCCGATCTCAGGATCGATGCCAAGACGTTATGCCTGATGCCGCCTCTGGGCCTGCTACACTACTCTTGGGACGATGAGGCAAGGGTGGCCGAGAAGGTTCGCCTTTACCGTGATTCTGGACTCATCCGAGACCAGCTACACCCCCTAGAATTCGCCGGACCACTAGAGCCTCTACCGGACTGGGCCCGAGAATGACGATGGCTCATCCGCCTGGCTATCGTCATTACTCCGGGCCCGCGTCAATCTCATACACGAGCACCCAGGTTGTGACGGTCGACTGACCGACATTGGGCCATGTCCCCAGGTCCCATGTCTTCGGCTCAAGCGTGACCACATGAAAGCTGCCATACGACGTAAGCTGTTTGATGCGCGGCTCTAGCTCGCTGTCCAGAAGAGTCTCCACGCGGGTCATTCGGTTCCTCCTTGGCCTCCTTCGAACTTGACGTCAAAGAGACGCTCGATGGTCAGGACCCAGACGGCGGGATTGTCCTCCCATCGCATGCCACGCCGATTGTTGATCGCGTTCCAGATGAAGGGGAACCATTTGAGAGAGTTTTTTGGATTGTTCGGGGAAACGCCCTCGGCGATTGCGTCCTCGAGCGTCATGTCCTGAAGCTGTTCTTTCCTGATCGCCACGATCCGGATGCGCCCTAGAGCGGCCTTCCCTCGCCCGTGCTGAATAGCATAGGTCGGCTGTCTATACGTCGCGCTACTGCCTCCACGCGATCCATCCGTCTTGGTGCCGGCGGTCGAAAACCAGTCGACGCCCACGAGGCGACCGTCAACCCGCCATAGTGATCGCCCCCTGCGGGTTACTTCGACGATCCTGCCCCAGGGAGCCCATGCAATGTCGGTCTCTTGCACGAGACGCCGGGTAACCGTTTTGACCCCTCTCATCACGAGGAGGGCGTGATCGGGGCGAAAGATCATCGGTCAGCCGCCTTCATCACCTGCTTCAGCCCGACGACGCCAGGGGCCCCCCATCTTGGCTCTGTAGGCGGCCAATCGATCGAGCATCTCATCCGGATCGGTGAACTTCACGGCGTCCAGACCCTTGATCTCTGCCATATCGGAACCGTGGCCCTTCATCCCCGACAGAAAGATGCCGTTCTCACTGAGATGAATGACAACGCGCACACCACCATGGAGGGTCGGGCGCAGCGCGTCGATCCTGTCCAGAAGCCGGCGAAGCTCGGCGCATTCGATTTCAATGGTGGAGAGTCCTAGGTCGCGCTCGTGATAATCGAGCCGACTGCGAATAGCATCCGTCTCTGCGGTCATTGTGCCTCCTCCCCCGGCGGCTCCGGGGCGGCTTCCGGGTCGGGTGGCAACCCCCGGCCCGTGAATGACTATCAGCAGCACAGCATCCAATGCTGCTGATCGACGTCGTCAAGACATTCCACCGGGCAGGCAAAGCCCTCCGTCGTCCGAAACTCGGTATCGTGCCGCCAGGGACCTACTCCGGTCGGCTCATCCCGGTTGGCTTTGGCGATGACCTCGTTGGCATTCATAGTTTTCGGGGCACACACGATCAGTCCAGTAATCCCAACAAGTCGTGCAGTAAATTCACTCACGTTCCCTCCTCCCCCGGCGGCACCGTCGGGCATATCGCCTTGTCGATCTCACTCATCGCCACCTAAGGTACGCGAGGAGGACATCGTAATGCTTGCGCGTGGCGGCATGGGCCCAAAGGCTGAGTAAGAAACGCCTCATCCGGAACGCATCGTTGCATCCTCCAACGGTCATGTCGTGAGGGCCAACCTGGCGCTCGTCGCACGGCGATGTCCAGGAGTTCGCTCGGCTTGGCAGCGGAAGAACGCCCGGCTCTGTCACGTTAGACTCCGATCGCATCACGGAACTCCTTGTCGGCGGCTTCATCTGGGCTCATGCGCCGAACCACAGTGGTGTGAATGACAACAGGGGCGTCGCCGGCGCGCTTGTTCCAGCGGGCGGCGGCCTGGCGAGGCGTCGCGCCGGTTACCGCCGGCCCAACATGACAGAGCCGTGGCCCCTCGACGTTGGAGCACGAGATCATCCGCTTCAGAGGGCCGCCGCCGTGCCAAGTCTGCATCTCGGCGGGCGCACCACAGAACGGACACGGCTTGAGTTTCATGTCTTATCCTCCTCCCCCGGCGGCTTCAAGGCTCTCTCTCGCAGGTCAGCAGCCAGCGCGGGGAACTCAGCCTCACAAGCATCGGCATAGGCCATAGCCGCGATCCTGGCATAGCGGTCGTGGTCCCAATCCAGCACGAAGTAATCGCAGTCATCGTGCTTGTGGGGTGTCCCGCCAATCCGGGTGACAGCGTACTTCTGGCGCAGGCCGAACGCCCTGTCCCCGGCGTTCTCGATTCGAGCGGCCTCACGCTGGGTGATCGTCAACTTGTTCACCGCGTCTCCCCCCTCCCCCGGCGGCTCCGCCGGCGGCCAACGTTCTTCCAGCGCCTGATGATGCCGAAGCCGAACCACCCTACGGTGATGCCGTAAAAGACCAAGCCGCCAGTACCCGGAAGGCTCATCTCCTCCGCGTAACTCGCGACCTTCCTCACGTCTCCGTGCCAGACGATGCTTGGGCGGAGCAGATGCCACGCTTCTTTCGGCTTCACGTCCCCTCCTCCTCCGGCGGCTCCGAGGCCCACCAGCCTCGTCCCCGTTGCATTGGCGGGACGCCACTTAGCGCAAGCAGAACATCGTCCAGGGCGTCACGATAGCCGCCAGCGTATCCTTCACTGGCAAGACCGGCTCCGTACTTCCCTCCCTCTCGGGCCAGTGCTCTTATGTCGTCGTCCACACGCTTTCGCACCCGTCGCAGTTGTCGCTTGATGCCCTTGCTCACGTCCCCTCCTCCCCCGGCGGCTCCGAGGCGTCATGGTCCGGATGAGGTGTTTCGTACCGTGCCGCATCCTCCAGCGACAGAATCATCCCATAGAGTTCAGCCGCCAGGTGGGGATAGTCCTCCTGCACCGTGCCGGCGAATACATACAGCGCCCGGCGTCCGGCCAAGGCGAAGGGCCCATCCGTCAGGTTGATGTTGAAAAAGAGCGGATAGACGAGATCGTCGCCCATATCGGGAGGCCCAACCTCGACGCGCCGCCGGACCACTGACGAGCGCCAGCTAACCGCATCCCGAGGCAGAGGCACTGGCTTGGCGAAGGCGAATAGCTGCGCCGGCTCACCATCGCCCACCGGCCGCTGAATCCACGAGGTTTGGAAAACTTGCCAGACGATCTGCCTACCCGGCAGGATGAAGTTCGAGCCCAGCGGCGGCGTTAGGCTGGCCTCGCACTTGGCGATCGGCTGCTGCGTTTCGGACACAATCTGCACGTCCATTTCAGTCTTCCTTTCCGGGCCGGCGGAGCCGGTGGCCGCTTGGCGGGCGGGCGGGTGGCGGTGCGGAAGAGCGCAGCGGGGGGGGGAGGGAAAGAAGATGTCCCTCGCGCGGTAAGCCCGTGCGCGCACGGGCGAGTTGTTTGGGGCACAGTAGGAAGTGGCTATGCGCATTCTTGCTCAGAAGACACCGCAGCTTCCGCCTCCGCCAACTGCCTCGTCAGAACGACCACCGCAGCGGCCTCCTCCTCCGTCAGGAACCGGAAGGAAGTGAAGCATGGCCGGCCATTGATTGACCGCGGGCCGGCGGCATCGTAGTATTCGTAGATCAGGCCGGGCTTCTGCGCCTTCAATCCGTCCATCTGCGCCCGCGTCATCAACGTCAGCGGCATGAAGCACAGCGTGACTTCCTCGACCGTGTTGCAATCCCGGTCAGTGAAAATCCTCCCGGCCCGGTAGTCAACAGCGATCTGTTTTAGTTCCTG